GGATAATGGTGACCCCGTCACTACCATCACCGCCCTTGCCCGCTGCCCGCGCCAGAATCGCTTCCGAGTCGCGGCGACTGGTCACATTGGCGGGGCCTTTTATCAAGGTGCCATTCACAAACTCATCCCCCAGCTCTGACACAATGCCGAACTGGTTGGCCGGAATGTGCCCGCCCTTATCAAACAAACCGGCAATCGCCTGACCGGCCACCATGCCCGCCGACGCATAGCCCATCATCCTGACGCTGTTGGACAGACCAATGGAGTAAGGAGGCGGGAAGGCGGCCAATGCCTTGGCGGCGGCCTCTTCCGTTGACACGATGATGGAGGGGATGGCGGCAGCCTTTTGCATGGCAAACAGGGCTTTATAGATGCCGCTGTGCTCCATGCCCGCCTGCTGCAAGGCAGAGGTGGTGATGCTCATGGACTGCTGGGTAAAACTCAGCAGTTCGGCAGATACTGCCGACTGGTATTCCCGCTGTTTGTTGACCCGGTCGTTTTCGATCTGCAGCAAGCGGGACTGGTGATCCTGCTCCAGCATTTCCCGGCTTGCGTGGTACTCCATCTGGATCTGGAATTGCAGGTCGTGGTTAGCGGACGCTGCATCATAGGCTTGCGAATACTGCTGCTGGAGGCGCTGCTGGGCTTGTTGCCAACGGCTCTGCTCCTCGATGACAGAGGCGCCATACTGCTCGATACGGGCCACGTTGCGGGCGTCGTAGAAATCCCTGTCGATCCCTTCCATCGCTTGGTTGCTGTTGGCCAGCAGTTGCTGACGCTTGTCCAGCTCGGCGGCAATGGCCTTGTTTTCAACCCTGAATGAATCCACCGCCGCATAGTTGACGGCTTTGGGCTTCTTCGGGGCTTTCGGCGCTTTCATGGCACCGGGGATCACGGCAACGCCGCGCCCCTCCCCACCAGGGGCAGGCAAAGGCGGCAGGCTATCACCGCCACTGGTCACAGCGGACTGGATAGACTTTTTCAGGGTGTCCAAGTTCTGGAAATATGAGGCCCAGCCGTCAGCGCTGGACTGGGACAGGAACGCTTCCATATCGCCCTTGGCGAGCTGCATAGCGGTTCCCAGCGCATCGAGCTGCCCGAGCATGGCATCAGGCTCGCCCGCATCCTGGTAATCTCTCAGCGCCTCGTTGTAATCCATTCTGGCAGCAGAGTAGGCGGCAGCAGCTTTCAGGTAGCCGTTTCGGGTTTCCTGGTCGGCGCCGATGTTGAATACCAGGGAGGCTTTCTCAAGTGTGGTGTCGATGGTTCGGATGAACTGCTCCAGTGCGAGAGAGGCAGACCGCACCCCTTCGATCACATAGAGCGCCATCCCCTTGCCAAGCTCAGCGAAACCGCCTTTGGCATCGGCAGCATCGACAATCCACTGACGCATCAGGCGCGAGCCTTCGGAGATGGCTGGGGCCATGCTGGCCTTGACCTGCTCCCACAGCGCTCCCATGACGGACATCAGGCGCTGGATCTCGAGACGGGCTTCACGCACGGCAGCGAATTGGCCGCCGGATAACGCCATGCCCATGCCGTCGATCTCGTCGGCAAAACGGAACAGCTCGCCTTTGTTGGTGTAGAGGGTATCGAACAACTCTGCCGCCGCATCATTCAGCTCATCGAGCCAAAAACGGGCATCGGCTGCACTCATCTTTTGCAGCTCGGCGGAGAAGGCGCGCAGTTGCTGATCGGGCGACATTGCCGCCCAGTCCTGGGCAGACTGTCCAATCTGCTTGAAGAAGTCCACCAAGGGCCCGCCGCCGGTCTTGGCCGCATCGGAGATCCGAACGTTCAAGTCCTTGACGACATCCGACAGGCGCTCCCCGTTGGTGCCAGCCCATTCCGCTGCCTGGGCGTAGGCGTGCCACTGCTGCGCGGCAATGCCTATGTTTCGGCCAAGGTTGGCCGTCTTGTCAATGTTGTCATAAGCCGCCTTGATACCGGCGAGCGCCGCGCCTGAGCCCAGGGCGATCAGGGCGCTGCGCAGTGAAAACACCTCGGTGACCAGCGTCCGCACACCGCCGGCCACCACTTTTCCGGTGTTGACGACATGACCACCAAAGGTGGTGAAGTCTTTGCGGGAACGGGCCAGCTCCTCCCGGAACTGGGCCGCATTCAGGCCAAGCGTAGTGACCAGGCTGCGCAATACGGCCATAGGTTATCCTCTGATGTGGTTAAAGCAGGACGGCTCTCAGCGACAGCTGAGACTCTTCCGGGGTGATTTTTTCTGGATCAGGGAGGGGAGGATGCAGGCGCTCATATTCGAGCGAGTAATGGGCCAGCCAGGTGGTCAATTCCGAAACGGGCAGCGCCTCGATTTCGGTGATCGTCTTATGCAGATCGATCGCTAACCTGATCACCAGCTGCTTGGTCTGGCTGACCCTTATCGTTTTTTTCAGCGGCCAGCGCCCGTTCTTCCATCCGGTTGAGGCGCTTGGCTACCTCCGTCAAACGATCCACCACTGACATGGGGAGGTGCGCCATCAGGGCGGGCACATCGTCTTGAGTGGCAATAGAGTTTCCATCTTCATCGACCATGCAGCAGACCAACAGGGACATCATCCACTGGAACGGATGCTCTGCCAGCGGCTGACCAGTTACCTGGTTGAAGTTGGTTACCTGGTATTCCAGCAACTTGTTGACCGACATTTCACGCACGATGATTTCAGCATCATCCCCCAGTTCGGGAACCTGGACACGCTCATGACGGAAAGTCATTTTTTGGAGCAGAGAGGCCGCCGTCAGGGCCGTTTTTTTCTTGGTTGCCATTATGCGCCTACCCCCACTTTGCCCCACTTGGTCTTGCCGTTCTGTTTGCACGGCACCACGAAATCAATGGCCTTGTCACCCTGGGTTTCATTACGCAAATAACCCAGCAACACCACCTCGTATTCGGCTGTCACATTATCGGGCCAGATGTGTTGAACGATGACGGTCTTGGTGGTCTGAGCCGCCGCAATAAACAACTGCTGGCCCGCATCGGTCGAGTAAGACATGCACTTGAATTCTTTCTCGGGGCCATCAAACATCCCGGCCATGGAGCGCTTGGCTGTGTCTTCCAGCGTGGTTTGATCCATCACTGGATTTTTCTCGCCGACTTGGCCAATGGCCAACATCCCAGGGAGGGGGGTGAAATCAGCATCGTCCTTGGTCTTGAACTTGGTTTGAGTCCCAGCAGCCAAGATCGCATCTTGGGGGGTGTACTGAAAGCGGGTCGCTGCGGTCATAACGCATTCCTTCTGTTTGTCGTTTGGATTTCGATGATGGATTGCTTGGTTGTCGTGTCCAGCGAACTGGGTGAGTCTCGCGGCTCGGACACGGCGATGCATTGGAAGTCGTCTGTTTGCCTGCCATCAAGCTGGCGCAGACGCTCGCCGATGGCGTCCCCCTCCAGGCGAGTGGCGGCCAATATCTCCAACTGCCAAAAATGCTGCTGGAGACTCACCCCACCCTCAAGGGGTCGCAGGCCGTCAGGAGAGCTGACCAGGCTGTAGGCGATTGCAGGAATAGACTCTTCTTGCGGTATGAAGTCGGGATAAACAGGCACCTGGCTGGCGGCCTTTATCAGCTCAAAAATAGCGGCTCGCTTTATCATCTGATTGCCTTGTCGATGGCTGCGCCCAGGTGATCTTTCTGTACGTCCAGCACCTTCTCCACGTTCTCATCGAGACCGGGGCGCAAGAATGGGCCAGCAGGGATGCCGGGGTGGATCAAGCTCTCTTGCCCTGGGCGACTGCGGCGCAGGTGTGCTCGCTTGTTGGCGCGCTCGGTATCCTTGTGGCTCTTGAGGCTGGCCCCACTGGCAAGACTGTGCTCGCGGGTTCCATGCTCCAGCCAGTACGCATAGACCGGCGCCTCCACGTATTTACCTGCCGCCTGTTGTACCTTGTAGGACTTGAACACACCGACAGAGGCAACGACATCAGCAAACCGGGGGTTCCTGGGAATGGAGACGCGCAGCTTGATGGACTCACCCAACAGGCCGGTGTCGTGGTTCCACTTCTGCTCATAGAGGGATCGAGTACGGGCCAGCACCGGCTGGGCTGATTCTCGCATCACCTCGCGCAAGACCTTCTTCTGGGTGACCAGATCGAGGGACGCCAGCTGCTGCTCCAGATCAGAAAACCCGTCCAGGTCGATGGTGCTGATCATTGGTCAACCTCACAGAAGAGGATCAGCGTGCTGCGCTTGGCATCTGGCTGAACCAGTTTGATATTGACGGTGAGATCATCGCGCACCAGGAAAACCCGGTTGGCGGCGGTCACGCCGGAGCGGTATCTCAGCTTGATGGTGTACTGCCCTGCAGCGACCTCTTTGCCAGCCCTCAACTGTTCACGGCCACCAATCATTCGGACATCTGCCCAGATAGGGCTCGACTCTTGCCACTGCGCCAGCGGCTGGCCAGCAGCATCTTGCCCTGACGCCTTGGTCAGAATGCGGATCTGATCTCGGTACTCACCGGCTGCCATAGAAACCTCCAATAAAAAACCCCGCCGAAGCGGGGTTTGTTTTGGTGACCGGTCAACTGTGGTGCCACCATATCCTAACCTTGTTGACTATCTGCCACGCCACACCGAGCAGCAGCACAGCCCCACCGTACCCCAGACTTGAGAGTGTCCAGTCACTCCCCTTGGCATTGAGCCAAAGCGGTGTAAAAACTGTCATTGCCAAGCCCATGGCCATCAACAGATAAGCCCACAGAACCTGCTCCTTCAGCTGCTTGGATGTCTGCTGTGTGGTCGTCAGCCGATCACCGGTGTCCACCACATCAGCCAACTGCATGACCGGCGACCCACAATGCGGGCAACTGGCCGCCTTGTCAGACACCTTGCCGGTACATTCGCCACACTCGATAAGCGCCATTGTCCCTCCCGTATCAATCCCGGTAGGGTATATCCGATCAGGCCCCTGATCCAGCCATCACGGATCCGGCGACAACTCGGGGAACAAGATCCGGTAGGGGCCAAGCGCATGGGAGTAAGCCAGCGGCAGCTCTGCCACGATAGTGCCAGTGATGATGGGCTCGCGGTTCTCGTAGAACTGCGCCGCCGACATAAGAACCGCCAGGGTGACAGCCGGGTTCTTCACGCTGATACCATAGTGATCGGTATCGGGGATTTCCTCATCGCTGTCGTAGATCTTGCGGCCCATGTAGTTGGAAGCCGCCACTTCGGCGGCCCCCAGGTACAACTCCAGCAGCTCGTCTTCATCCGTCATGCCTGCATCGAGGCGAAGCTGTTTTTTCAACAGCGAGATGTTGAGCAGTGCCATCTGATTACGCCTTATCGGTTTTGGCCTTGACCTGTTTACCCTTCGGTTCCTCTTCGGTCGCTCCCGCCTTGGCGCTCTCTTCAGCAGCCCGGGCCTGCTCTTCTGCCAGCGCGGCGGCTTGGGCTTGCTGCTGTTCGCGGGCCTGATACTCAGCCAGCTGGCGCTTGAGTTCGGCCTCGGTGTCATAACGAGCGATCCCGATCCTGACCAGTTCGTCTGCCTCTTCCTGGCTGGCAACCGGCAGTTTATCGCCTATGTTGCCCCGCTTTTCACCACACAGCGAGGTGAGCAAAATTACGTGCATGGGGTCTCTCCATTCAGCCGGGGGCATGGCCCCCGGCTTGGTTGATTAAGCAGCCTTGAGGGTCAGCGCCTTGACGGCTGCGGTATCTTCCAGCAGCGCATCGAAGCGGTGGAACATCAGGAAGCCGACCAGACCGGCCTCGGCATACTTCTCGTCCAGACGGCGCAGGGCCATCCCTTTGACGCGGCGGATCTGGAAGTAGCTGAAATCGCCATAGAGCACCGCTTTCTTGCCAGCGGCCACATCCGGCATGCCCTGGTCGATCTGGTACTGATCGCCGTCAATGGTCGCCGGGGCAACACCGGACACATCCGGCAGCCACAGCGGGCGGCCATTACCGTCCTTGAGTTCCTTGAAGCCGAGCAGGGTGTTGTCGTTGAACACCCAGCGGGTGTTGCCTGCGCGATAGGCCGGATCCACCGAGTGTTTGAGCTTGAGCAGATCACCGTGGGCAATGGAGCCCGCCACCGCAGAAGTCACACCACCGGTCAGCTGCATGGTCAGACCCTTGATGTTGTTGCCCTGGCCGTCACCGTTCAGCAGTTGCTTTGCTTCACCTCGGCCGAGGCGAGATCCGATGCGGCGGGCGATCAGGCCAATGACATCCACGCCGCTATCTTGCAGCAACTCGTCACTGATCTTGATGGTCTTGGAGGTCATCTTCTTGGCACCGATGGCAATCTGGCCAAAGTCCATGTCCTTATCGCCACCCTCTTCGGTTTCACCGATCATGACGCCTTCATCCGCAGTGCCATCAGTGGTCACCCAGGTAATGGGCGATCCGCCATCGGTCTCGAACACGGTGGAGATATTGGCCACACCGCCGAAAGCTTTCATGGTTTCCACAACGCGGTTGCGGAATTCGGTGGGGACGGTAAAGCCGCCCTTGGAGTCCACGTTGGTCGCCTGGGCTCGCATTTCCTTGAACAGCGCACGCTCCTCGCTGGAGAGTGCCGGGTAGCCACCGCGCAACACGGTTTCCAGCACCTTCATCTGGCGCGCTTCGGTGACACTGGTGTCGAGGTCAATCCCAGTGCGGCGCTCGGGCTCGTTGTTGACGTTGTCAGAGTCCAGGCTGAGCAGGCGCTCTTCGCGGGCGATCTGGGCGTCCAGCTCGTCCAGCTCTTTGAGCGCGTCACCCCACTGCTTGGTGGCGGGCTCATCCCAGCGCTTCTCGCTGTAGTCATCGTTCAGCTTGCGCATCTGACCGGCGATGGTGCTGCGCTTCTGCTTCAGTTCGTGCAATTTCATGGGCATACGCTCCGTTATGGCAATAAAAAACCCGCCGAAGCGGGTCAGGTTTCACAGCACCATCAGGCGCCAATCAGTTGTAAATGTCGTTCGCGCCGCTCGCGGGCCTCATCTTCCTGGGCTCGGCTCTCTTTATTCTTGAACTCCTGCATGGAGCGGGAGGCAGCAGTTGCGTCAGGGTAGGCAGGGAAGGCCACCGGCCCCACATCGTAGAGGCGGGCGAACTTGGTGATCTCCCGCGTCAGTAACCCATCGTCATCGTAAAACCAGCGCTCGCCATCGTGGGCCACTTTGAACTGGAATGAGCTGGCATCGATGTCACCGCGCAGCATGGGGGCCAACACCAGATCTTGCACCGTCTGGGTCGATGGGGCGTCAATCTCGTAACGCAACCCCTCATCATCTATCGACAGGTGCAAGGTGCCGCTCTTGGTACGGCCAAGAACAAAGTTTCGGTCATGGTTGAACAGCCCGCGCACATCGTCCTGCATCACCCCATCGAAGGCGCCAGGCTTGATGATTTCACGAAAGCCGCCGAGGTTTTCACTCAAGCGGTTAAACACCGCACCATACCCGATAATCTTCGGGCCTTGCCCGTCAGCGGCGGGATCGGCTCGCACTTCACAGCGAAAGAAGCGGCGTTCGCTATCATTCGGCATTGGTCACCTCATCTTCTTGTTGTTTGTTGTCCTGCTGGCTGGCGGCGTTGACCGAGATCAGGAAGTTGTCGAGCCCATCGACCCGGTTCATATCTTCCAGCACGCGCACCTCATTGCGGCTCATCCAGCCATCGGTGATGGCGTAGTGGTAGAACTCGGCCCGCTCTTTGGCGGTGCCGCGCAGCAGGCCCGCCAGGTTGAACTTGACGTAGTAACCGGCCCGCAGCTCGGCCTCGGTGAACACCTTGCGGTTGATCTCCTGCTCCCAGCGCACAATCCATGGCATCAAGCATTGCCTGACGAAGTGGATCGCCTGCTCGCTGATGTTGGAGAAGGTGGCCCTGTCCAGGTCGTTGATCATGTAGCTAGGCACGTTGTAGATCCCCGCTACCTCGCTGCGGTTCATCTTCTGCGTTTCGAGAAACTGTGCCTCTTCCGGCGGGATGGTGATCGCCTTGTAATCCAGATCACCGGTCAGCAAGGCGGTGCGCCCGCTGCCCTTGCCGATACCCCCTTCACGCCATGAGCTTTTCAGGTTGGCGCGATGTTGCTTGCCTTGTTCTGCCGCCATGTTCGGCGTCTTGTCGATCAGGATGCCGGATGGGCGACCGCCGCCGCCAAAGAACTGGGAGCCATATTTCTTGGTGGCCAGCCCCAGGCCGATGGTCTCGGCGTGATAGCGGATAGGGCTGGCGCCCCACAGCTTGTCGGCACCAAAGCCCTTGATGTGCACTGCGTCATAGATGGGCAGGGCAAACCAGCGATGCTCCTGATCATCGTATGCTGGGTAGTACCAACCGGACTGGCCGCGCTGCGGCTTGCCGATATGCTCTGGTTCAAACAGCACCAACTCGGTCAGCTGCCCCGTTCGGCGATCCCTGATTAGCCGCGTCACGGCGTTGCCATGTGCCAACACCGTTTGCTGCGACTGCTCCCGCCAGTCATAGCTGCTCTGGAACATATTGGGCGAGGCAGACAGCAGGTAATGGGCAGGGTGGTCATTGCCAGGGACAACATTCCCCCCTTCCTTGCGCAGTACATGGATGGGCATCTGGGCCATCGCGCTGGCCAGCCGGTGAATACAGGAATACACCGCTGCCAGCCTCATCGAGCTGGCAGGCGTCACCGAGACGCCGCTCTCTGTCGCGGCACCAAGGCCAAACCATTCAGCGAGACCAGGATCAGATGAGCTGATGGTTTCACTGCGGGCATCAGCCCCGAACAGCAGACTGAACATCTCGGCCCCCTTGTTGCTTGAGCTTGACCATTACCAAGACAGTCAGCAAAACCAGACCGACCAGCAGACCGCCAGCCAGCAGCAAGGCAGGGCCTAAGCCATACATCAGGTAAGTGCCACCGCTCATCAGCAGGACGCCGAGCAGCAGGGCCGCATCAATCAAGTACCGCGTCCGTTGGGTCATAATCATCTTCCGAGTAGGGGCTGCTGAATGCGCCCTTGTTGAGCATGGCGCGGCCGATTGCCATGATGGCCGCCATCGCACCGTCTATTTTGTTGTCCTTGCCCTCCTTGCGAGGGAACACGTTCTCGTTGGCATCCTCACGCGCCGTCACGTTGCCGATCATCCAGTTCATCACCGGGTTATCGTCATGGTGCAGGCGGCCAGCGGCCAGTGCAGACTCCATCTCCTTCATCGGCGGCGACAGGTGCGCCGTGGTTTGCGGGATAGCCACAGGCAACCAGCCAGCGGTTGCCAGCTGTTGGGCCAGCTGGGCACTGTTCCATGGGTCGTGCGGGATCTCGCGGGGTGAGTAGGTGCTGGCCAGGGCCGCCACCTCTTCGCCTATCTCGCCGAAATCAATCTCCGCCCCATCCGTGGGCGTCAGTGCCATGCCGCCAGAGTTGGGCCAGACCGTAGAGATCCACTGCTGGTACTTGTCCAGGTTGCGGTTGTCCGGGTCGTTGGTGGTGTCCTCCGGCAGCCAGTGGCGGGTGAACAGGTAGTAATGCAGCAGGCCATCCGCCTCATAGCGAGCAAAGCAGATCGCCAGTGAGCAGACGTCCAGCTTGCTGGCAAGGTCGAGCGCGAACCAGCAGGGGCAACCGATAAAGTCCTCAATCTTCAAGCTCGCATCGGCAGCGCTGCGCCAATGGTCGTAGTTGAAGAAGGTGGAGCTGGCGGTCGTCCATTTGTTGAGGTGCTTGATCAGGTACTTGGTGAGGTGCCGCGCATTGCGCTTGGCCCTCATCAGTTGGGCAAGCAGGTAATCCTCAAACACCGAGACCCCGTAATTGGGGTTTGCCTTGCGCAGGCTGGCTGGGTCAAAGATGTCGTCGTCATCGTCAATGGTGTAGATCAGGGCGAACAGCTCTTCGTCCGGCTCGGCACCACTGAGCATTCTGACGCACTCATCCCAGAACTGTTTGCATGGGCCAGCCGGGTTAACTCCTGCCGTGCTGATCACCAGCATCATGGGCTGCTCTCGCGCCCCCTGGCCGGTCTCCATGGTGTCGTACAGATCGGGCGTGTCGTGTTCGTGGTACTCATCGACTATCGCCATGTGCGGGCTTGAGCCATCACCCGGATTGCCGATCACCGGCTCAAACACCGAGCCATCCTGCCGCAGCATCTTCTTGGCGCAGACCTGAATGCCAAACGTGCGGCGCAGGTTGGGCAACTGGGCCACGATCTGCATCGCGGGCTTGAACACTTCCCACGCCTGTTTTTCCGTGGTGGCACCGCAGTACACCTCCGCGCCTGGCTCATCGTCCGCCGCAAACATGTAGATGCCATTGCCCGCCGCCACGATGGATTTGCCATTCTTGCGCGGCACGAACAGTGCTACCCGCCGGAACCGGCGTAGACCGTCCTTCTTGCGAACCCAGCCGTACATACACGCATGAAAGAACTGCTGCCACGGTTCGTACTTTATCCGCCGCTGCTCCAGCGGCAGGCGCCGCCATTTGCCCTTTGTGTGCGGCAGCAGTTGCTGGAACCTGCAGGCCCGCTCTGCCTTGGCGGCATCGAACCGGTAGGGGTAGTCCTTGTCTTTGGACTTCTCCAGATCATCCAGGTGGCGCTGACAGGCCTGCTGAACATACTTGCAGGCGATGACCCGACCCGATACCACGTCACGGGCGTACTTGTTCGCGGCGTTGACGTTCGGGTTCTTGGCCATCAGAAATCCTCGAACTCATTTCCGCCATCAGGGCCAGTCCCGCCACCTCCGCCCATCAGGCGGCGATAGCTGGTAGGGTCAAGGCCGAGCAGTGAGCCGATCCTGACCATGGAGGAGATCGCATCCTGACGGACAGCAACGGCGGGATGTTTCTTGATGCCCTCGGCGGTGGCCGAGGTGATGCCGTCATCCAGCACCATCTTCTCGGCCTTGAGATACAGACCAAACGAGTTGCAGTAAGCCAGTACCAGCGGCAGGTGATCTTCTGTGAGCTGCTGGCGTCCGATCAGAATCTTTACCGTGCTACGCCAAAGCAAACGCGCCTCGGCATAATGCAACTCAGGAGGAGCGGGCGGCGCCCGCTTGATGACTTGATTGGATGGCGCAGCAGGCAGATCGCCGCCAGACTTGCGGCCACCTCCAGCGGCTCTTGTCATTATCCGAACTCCGTAGCGTTATCCCTTCCAACGTGCCCGAGTTTCAGCGTTACATAACGCAATTTCAGGAAATTTTCCTTATTTCTCGCTCGCGTGAAAAACTCTAGGCGGCGGTACTAAGGGGCTTGAGGCGGTAGGGATTTGACCACCCCCGCCCCGCCTGACCCGCGCCGCGACTGGATCTCGGCGGCCTTTTTGGATCTCTTGAGGATCTCGCCGAAAGGGTGCCTGGGGAGGGCTGTTTTCTGGGTTGGCGTTCAGTTTCACGCCAGTTCACCGCCAGTTCACCGCCGGTTCAGCCGCTCGTTCGCGGTCTTAACCTTGTGGTGAGCGGTACAAATGGACGCCAAGTTGCTCGGGTCATCCGTGCCGCCGTGCGCCTTTGGCACCACATGGTCAACAATGTTCGCGGGGGTGTATGTCCCCTCGCCCAAGCAGGTCAGGCAAAGGTATCCATCACGCTGCAAGATAGTTTCCCGCAGCTTATCCCATGCCGAACCATACCCGCGCTGATGCCTGGACAACCCAGCCTGATATCGCTCCCATCCAGAAACGCGGTGAGCCTCGCACAAGCCGGACTTGTCATTGGTCAGAGCACTGCAACCGCCAGGATGGCGGCATGGCTTCATCCGTCTTGGCGGCATGGTCACTCCACAATAAGGGCCGCCCGCTGCTGCTATGGGCATCGCTGCAGGGCGCTAGCATTGGGCGGCAAGGTAAATCAATGTCTGCGCATGTTGCCAGTATCAAGCAACGAGGCGGGGGCAACGTCAAAGCGCTGCACCTTTGACCTGGGGGGTGGGGTATTGCGGTAGTTGGGTTAACGGGGTTGAGTCAATGAGAGATAGGCTCTTTCACAGGCCAATCCTGACGCTCGAGCTCGGTCATACGCTGCTGCCAGCTCACCCGCTCTCTCGTCAGCCCGGCTGAGCAGGTCGGCGAGCACCATGGCAGGATGTCCGGCTGCCGGGCCTCCTTGGGCAGCCCCGGGATTGCTGGCGCACTGACTTGCTCGGGCTGCCAGGCGGCGGGCTTGC